TGCGTGAGCCACAGCCAGGATCTCGCCATACGCGATGGCTTGCGTATGAGGCGTGTCGTGGAGAGTGAGTGGTATCAGCGCCTGTGGCCTCATGTTGTCTTAACCAGCGATCAGAACCAGAAGACGCGCTTCGAGAACACGGCAACTGGCTGGCGCATGGCTGCGGCGGCGGGATCAATTACCGGGGCTCGTGCGGATCGTGTGGTGTGTGATGACCCGCTCAGCGTGTCTGATGCGATGTCCGCGCAGATCAAGCAGACGACGACAGATTGGTTCCTTGAGGCAGTCCCGACGCGCCTTTCTAGTCCGCAGGAGAGTGCGATCCTTGTCATCTGTCAGCGTCTCGCGGAGGACGACATATCTGGCGTGATCTTGGACAAGTTCGCTGATGCGTGGGACCACATTATGCTTCCCATGCGCTTTGACCCTGGCCGTGCGATGCCGACAAAGCTTGGCTATGCAGACCTGAGAGAGTTTGAGGGCGAGCTCTTATTTCCTAAGAGGTTTCCAGAGGAGGTTGTTGAGCGTGACGAGCGTATCATGGGCGCGTGGGCGACTGCGTCTCAATTCCAGCAATCACCGGAGCCAAGAGGCGGCGGCATCATACCGAGGGCGTCTTGGCAGTTGTGGCCGCATGAGCATTTCCCTCAGTTTGATTTTGTGTGTGCCAGTTTAGATACGGCCTACACGATTAAGGAGGAGAATGACCCTTCTGCGATGACGATCTGGGGCGTGTGGTCTGGCGGCGAGCAGACTGCGCAGATTACGGGGAGTATCACGCGAGAGGGCGAGATGCAGACCATCCTCAACCGTCAATACACGCAAGAGCATCCGAAGGTGATGCTGATCCATTGCTGGACGGAGCGATTAGAGCTCCATGACTTGGTGGAGCGTGTTCGAGAGGCCTGTGTGAAGTGGCAGGTTGATTTGCTGCTTGTAGAGAACAAGGCGGCTGGCATCAGCGTGGCGCAAGAGATTCGCCGAGTGTATGGCGGCGACATGTTTGGCACTCAGTTGATTGACCCTCGCGGTCAGGACAAAGTTGCGAGACTGTATGCCGTGCAGCATTTGTTTAATGATGAATTGATTTACGCACCGAACAAGACGTGGGCCGACTTGGCGATCAATCAGTGTGCCGTATTTCCGAAGAGCAAGCATGACGACATCGTCGATACTGTATCGATGGCGCTGTCTTATATGCGCAAGGCTGGCATGCTGTTGAGGGGTCGTGAGTGGACTGAGCAGCTAACAGATCAAATGACGCACAAGGGACGCCCACCTGATCCACTTTATCAGTGTTGATCGTTTTGGATGTGAGACTCAAACCTTTATAATTGACGGATTGTTTCACCTCTTGCGTAACAGTCTGTTGGCCGCATGTCCTTCAACAAAAACCTAAAGCATAATCTTCGTCAGGGGCCGAACCATGGCCTCGGTGGTCTTGGTGGCTTGGATGACGCTGTGGCGCCGCAAGAGCAGGACAATGAGATCGTATCATATGAGGGCGACCCATTGCTGCGTGTTGAGCATGAGGACGGCTCAATCACGATCAGCATTGATGGCAAACCTGTGTATGATGACGACACGGCTGAGCGGGCGCGTGAGTGGTTTGAGAACCTCGTCGATGACATTGATGGCAATGAACTGTCCCGCATTGCTGATGACTTGCTGCGCGGCATACAGGACGACCTTGATAGCCGGCAGGAGTGGATTGAGGACCGTGCCGCGGGATTGCGTCTACTTGGCTTGAAGCTTGAGGCTCCGTCACAGGGCTCGCCTGATGGGGCGCCGCTTGAAGGCATGAGTAGAGTGCGCCATCCAATGTTGTTGGAGGCGTGTCTGCGCTTTCAAGGCAACGCCCGATCGGAATTGCTTCCGACTGACGGGCCAGTGAAGGTTCGTGTTGACCTCGGCGGCTCTACGATTGAGCAGGACGAGTTGGCGAATGATCTTGAGGATGCGCTCAACCATTATCTGACTGCGGTTGCGACTGAGTATTATCCAGACACCGACCGCATGCTGTTGATGCTTGGCTTTGGCGGGACATCATTCAAGAAGATTTATTTCTGTCCGTTGCGTGGAAGGCCGGTAAGCGAGTCGGTTGATGCCGACGACATGATCGTGAACAATGCCGCGGTGACGCTGGAGGATGCGCGTCGTGTGACACATCGCGTGATGATGCGGCCAAGCACGGTGAAGCGATTGCAGATTTTGGGCGTGTATCGTGACGTTGATTTGATTGCGCCGAGCCAGAATGATCCAGACGCGGTTAAGTTGGAGAAGGCCAGCCAGCAAGGCGTGAGCCCCGACGCGGTGAACCCGGAGGATCGTGATCGTGAGATATACGAGTGCTATTGCGAGTTAGACATTGTCGGCTTTGAGCACAAGTATAAGGGCAAAGAGACGGGCCTTGAGATCCCGTATCGCGTGACGATTGATGTGAGCTCGCGTGAGATCCTATCGATCGTTCGCAACTATGACGAGCCGAGCGGCGAGGAGGGCGATGAGCTCCCGAAGGCTCGCAAGAATTTCGTTAAATACACATTTGTTCCCGGTCTCGGATTTTACGACATCGGGCTGTTGCACATACTCGGCAACACGACGCAGGCCGTTACTGCGCTGTGGCGCGAGATGTTGGATGCGGGGATGTATGCCAATTTCCCTGGATTGCTGATCAGCGATCAGGGAGCGCGGCAGCAAACGAATATTTTCCGTGTGCCTCCGGGTGGCGCCGCAATGGTGCGTACTGGTGGCGTTCCGATTAGCCAAGCAGTTATGCCGCTGCCGTATAAAGAGCCTGGCCCTGCGATGTTTAACCTTGTGCAGAACATGGTTGAAACAGGTCAGCGCATTGGCGGCACGGCTGAGTTGGCTGTTGGTGAGGGCAGGCAGGATGCGCCGGTTGGCACGACGCTAGCGATGATTGATCAGGCGACGAAGGTTCTGAACGCGGTTCACAAGCGTATGCACCAATCGCAGAGCGAGGAGTTTAAGTTACTCGTCCGCACATTCAAGGAGCACCCAGAGTCATTTCTTGCGAGGCAGAACCGCTACGACAAGCGGTGGACTGAGCAGCAATTTGTCCAAGCGATTAATGATTACGACCTTGTCCCGCAGGCTGACCCTAACACGGCGAGCCAGATGCAGCGCCAGATGAAGATTTTGGCGTTGAAGGAATTACAGCAAGGCAATCCGAGCCTTTATGATCCTGTCGCGGTAGACATTGCGGCGTTGCGCTCCATGGGTTGGAGCAATCCAGAGCAGTTCATGGTGACGGAGGACAAGCGCAACAATCCGCCGCCTGAGATGATGGCGCAGATGGCGCAGTTGAAGATCCTCAAGCAGGAGGCTGATGCGAAGTCTATGACGGCGCAGGCCTCGATGTTGAAGGCTCAGAAGGACGCTGGTGGCGCGCAGCCTAATGGTCAAGCCGACCCGCAGGCGATTGCTGAATTGCAATTAAAGAAGCAGGAGATCGAGGCCAAGCTAGCTGAGTTGCAGATCCAGACGCAGAACAGTGAGCGCGAGGCGCAGGTCAAAATGGCCGAGTTGCATGCGGATCAGCTCAATAGCCAGCGCGACATGGAATCCCAGCAAGCAACATTGCATGCGCAGAATCTGGAAACAGTCGCCAAGCATGGCGCGTCGATCATTGACGCCACGAACCGAGAAAGAGATAGGGAAAGCAAGGAGCGTATTGCCGCCGTTCAACTAGCGGAAAAATTAGCAACTGGTCCGGCAGGCAGTGAGCAAATAGCAAATAACTACCTAGACAAAGACATGCTTAATCGTCTGCGCGGCCAAGAAACTCCTATCCCCGGCGTCGTCCCAGCGTATCCAAGTGAGGGCGAGCAATGAAGATGACTTCAAGGGACATCACTCCTGATTTTCTTCGCATGCTTCTTCATTACGACCCAGAAACGGGTAAATTATTTTGGAAAGAGCGTTCGGCTGAATTGATGCCTAATGAAAGAATCCGCAATGCGTGGAATTCGCGCTGCGCTGGAAAGGAAGCTGGCTCTTTGTCATGCGGGTATTTTCGTCTTGCGATATTTGGGTGTGATTTGTGGTGTCATCGCGTTGCGTGGGCTGTTTATTACGGATCATTCCCAAAGTTGATGATTGATCACATTAATGGCAACGGCAAAGACAATCGTATTTGCAACATGAGGGAGGCAAATCATTCCCAAAATGGCGCTAATTCAGGAATGTTCAAACACAACACGACGGGTATTCGCGGCGTTCGTATGAATAAGCGCGACAATCGCTGGTTTGCTGAAATACGAGTGAACAATAAACAAATTTACCTTGGCGGTTTTGACGACGTTGATGACGCGATTACAGCCAGAAAAGCGGCTGAAAAAAAGTATTTTGGTGAATTTGCGTGAGCCGCATAATGTCGGATTTAATATTTACGGCTGCCTACTGGCCGTTTTTCAGAACAAACGAGCTGCGTCGTTTCGATTACACGGTCGATGACGGAACACTACCGCCAATGACAAGTGTATTTAGTTACGACGTTGGCTCTGACTCGATGTTGTATTCTGACTACGACGATAAGGGCGTCTTGAACGACGTTTGGTATTACCAGTATCGCGTTGGGTTTGGCGTGGCAGAATGGCGCGATGATTATCCCACGAAGAGCAAAAAGATTGTGATGAGCCCACCAATCGGCTGGGGCGAGTTTGCTGCGATTGGCGGCACATATCAAAACAGCCCAAAGATGGACCCGTTTCAATCTTGGCCTCCTGCTATGGCGCAAGGCTTTCAGTGCATTTGGTGGGAGTATTTGCACGACACGTTCACGCTGCGTGACGGGACGCAATACAGCGACGTGTTGCAGTTTCTTTATACGCAATCGTGGAACGGCGGGAAGGCTTCGGGCGCCAGATACTGGATGGCGTTGGGCATAGGCCCCATTGCTGTGCAGTGGGTTGCGCAAGCGCCGGATGGTTCGATCGTGGAAACATCTCGCATGGACGGGAAATTAACGAGGTTCAACGCGGAGGCGTTAGTCGCGTAATGTCTGGCATTAAAAGCACCTCCGGCTTATTCGGATTTAGTGGCTTGAGCGGCGGCTCAATGGCGAACAGCCAGAACGCGCAGGCTATGAAGAACAATTTCATGGGCCCGCTTGGCAAGTCTGGAGAGTCGCCGTCGTCGGGCTCAATGATGAACCCTTATGGAGACTTGAGCCAAGAGGGTAATTTGCTTGGCGAGGCTGACATGCGCGGCATGGGAGACATGTCCAGTTTTCTGTCAGGCCTAACGCGGGGCTATGCTAACGGCGGTCCAATTCCTCCAGAGCATCACAAGGCAATATTGGATGCGATTGACGTTGTTCGTCAGCATTTGCGCGTAGGCGGGGCATCAAAACACAAGCCGCAGTATGATTTGAATGTTGCGCCCTCGACTATTGCACCTGGGTCGTTTGATTACGGCAACTCGATGCGGCTGTATTATGACTTGATTAACTCAGGCATGAAGCCGCCGGCGGCGCAGGGCTTTGCCGCTAACTTCTCACATGAATCCAACAAGGGCGGTCAGATTAGTCCCGGCGCGCAAGAGACTAATCCTGTTAAGGGTGGCGCTGGCGGATTGGGCGAGGGTCAGTGGACGGGTGCGAGGCGCAATGAATTTGAGAATTTCGCCAAGACGACGGGCCAGCCTGTAAGCGACCACATGACGAGCGTTAATTTCTTGAATAAGGAAATTAGCCCAGGTGGCGACGAGTATAATCGCTACATCAATCACATTGCTGATCAGCCCACTGGCGCCGACGCGACCAAGATGGTGATGAAGTATTACGAGCGCCCGGATGTCCGCTACGCGCATTTGGATGACAGGCTCGGTCACTCGAATGAGATTGGCAAGATTGCTGACGCTGGCAATCCGTTTAAGGGTGACGCGCTTAATCAAACATTGGCCCGGTGGAATAATACGGGCGACACGGCCACGCAGATTGCCGCCAATAATCCGACGGACAGTTCACCTGAGTTTCCGAAGGCTCAGTTGTCATCTTTTACGCCGACGCCGGATGCTAGACCGAAGTTTGACACGGATCCTGTGGTTTGGAAGCCACCGGCTGAGATCGCTGACAAAGTCAGTGCGCAGGATGCGGCGATAGAAGAGGCGAGTGATCCTCAAACTGGCGGCGACATTGGTGTAGATGACGCTGGCGACATTGGTGGTGAGGAGTATCGTCGCGGCGGTCGCGCCCATTTTGCAGAGGGCGGCTATGATGACGGT